CGCATCGGCGCTGGGGCGTTCGCCGGTCGCAACCAGCGCGCCTGCATTCGGATCCTCGGCAAGGCGTCGATCGGCCTCGCTGTGGCCAAGTTCGCGGACGAGAAGCCAGTACGGGGCTTCGTCGACCATGCGGCGCGCAAGTGCCCGCGGCGGGGCGGCGACACCTGTTCCCGTGGGCATCCGTCCACCCGCGATGGCGGTGGCGCCCAGCGCGAAGACATCCTCCGCGATCTTCAGCCGGATGCCGTTGTCGCGGCCGTCGCCCTGTCCGATCTCGGAAATCCGCATCACGACATCATCCAGGCCAAGCCGCGCTGAGCGCAGCCGGATCACATCGCCGGGCCCAAGGTTGGCGCCCTCGCGGTTAACAACGATCTCTCCAGTCAGGAGCGGCGCCGACAAGGCACGCAGGTCGCGTTCTGCCACTCGCACGGCGAGCCCCTGATAGCGGATGCCGGGATAGTCGAGCGTGGTGGCCAGCACCTCGCCCATGGCCTGGACGCGGGCGGTGTCGGTCACGCTGACGGCACCGGTGTCGTCGGTCCAGGCATCGGTGAAACGCACCGTGACCGAGTTCACCAGATCGGATGGCGAGCGGCGCCCAAGGCGGCCCCAGTCCACGACATTGGTCTCGTCGAACAACGGCAGCGTTGTGCTCAGGTAATCCGCCCGGATCAGCTTCAGCTCCCAGAGCCCGGTGCGCCTGTCGATGAAAAGAGTGGCATCGATATGGTCGAGGACGCTGGCGATGAACTCCTCAATTGAGGAGTCCTGTTGCCAGATCAGCGAGAGCCCGAAGCCCTCGGTATAAAGCGTTTCCGCCGCGCCCGTGAAACTCGCCCCGATCTCGACCGAGGAGTAGCCAAGGCCCCAGTCCCGGTTGGTCAGGCATTCGCGGATGATATGGGCCGGGTTCATGTCCGGACCATTGCCGAAGGCTCCACGGAGGGAGGCGACCAGCGCTTGCGGGTTGCCCGCTGGGATCACCGGCACGCCATCGACGGGAGTGTTGTCGATGCGCGCGGTATAGGAGGTGTCGGCGAGCGAGATGTTGAAGCCGAAGATGTCGGCGGGCGGCAGGGTGCGGATGATCGCGAGCGCCGCATCGACCGAGGACACCGGCGCTGGCTCACCATCGGTCACGAAGATGACGATCCGGCGCTTGGACCCGCCGCCCGCGAAGAAGGCATTTGCTTCCGCAAAGGCGGCGTTGAAGCTGGTGCCACCGTTGGTGAAGTTCGAGAGCCCCAGCATCCAGGCCTCGAGTGCGGCATAGTCGGCAGGCCCCATGTTGCGCCGTTCGATGGACCCGGCGACCGCCACGTTCCAGAGGACGATGCGGATGTCGTTCGGCCGGTCGGGGTCCACGCCCGCCGCGATCTCGCGGATGAGGGCGGCGACGCCTGCCTTCTGGGCCGACATCCGCGTGCCCGACATGGAGCCCGAAACGTCGAGTGCGATGTAGATCGCCGCATCCGAGATGTTCGCCTCCGGAACGATGGCGGCCTTCTCGGGATACCATTGCGCCGCCCCTGCCTCGCCGGTCAGCACGCGGGTCACTCGCACGGCCCATGGCTTCAGGTAAGGGTTTATGCCGAGATAGACCTGCCGCAGTACGAGGCTGCAGAGGCCGCGATAGGCGGGAACATCTCCACCCATGCGCGCCGCCAGATAGTCGTTCGGCCCCTGGCCCGGTCCACCCATCAGCACATCGACATCGCCGCGGATGCCACCTTCGCGGCTCTCGCCGCCGAAAAGATCGGGTTTGTCGATCCTGATGCGCCCACCACTGGCACCGGTATTGCTGGCGCCGGTCGTGGCCTCGAAGACCTCGACGGTCTGGGTTGCAAAGCTCAGTGCCTCGGGCAGGACCGACCACCGTGTGATGTTGGCTGCGGGGTCGAAAGTGACGGCCTGAAGGGTGACCGTCTGGCTCGATCCGTTGGCGAGGGCGAGGCGGTAGTCACGCCCGATGCGCACACCCGCGCGGGTGCCGGAGAAGCTGATGGTCGCGCCACTGTCTCCCGCCAGTGCCGACGTCGCGACCATCCCCGCGACGCTGCCGATGCGCGTCTCGACCGCCGCGCCGCCGCCAGCAAAACCGCCGCCCGTCGTGACTGACCACGCGGTGCGACGGTCGACAAGGATCTCGCGGATGGCATCGACCGGCCCGTGACAAAGGGCCAGATGCACGCCCAGCGAATAGCGGTAGCCGACGGTCTGCGCCTTGCTCCTACCGCCCATGGTCTGCCTCCGCGTTCGATGTTCCTTGTCCTGCCTCTCGCACTTCTGCCTGCAGGATCACCGGTTCCACCAGCGCGTCGCCGGTGGCGCGGAGCGTTTCGACGTCGATTCCACTGTCGAGAAACGCCTGCCAGTCCAGCCCATGCCGCCGAAACCATGGCCGCACGCCTGCAAGGCAGTAGCGCGCCGCGCGCAGGTCCTGGATCGTCACGCGGGTCACTTCTTGCCGCCTTTCTTCTGGATGGGATCGACCCGCATGTCCCCGGCCCAGACGACATTCGGGCCGGTAATGAGCACGGTGCCGAAGACGACCGGGATCGGACGCCCTTCTTCAGCCGTGGGCAGGGTGAAGTCATCGAGCCCTGCCGCCTGGGGCTTCTCGACCTTGGGCCGCGGGCTCAGCGCATAGGAAATCGCGGAAAGCACGAGCCCGAGAACGAGCCGCGCGATGAAGGTCCAGACCATGGATAATGCTCAGACGATGGAACTGCCGCCGAAGGGGTTGCGGCCGGGGATCTCGGGGAAGCCGCCGAAGTTCGCGAGGTTGCCGAACTTGGCCGCACAGGTCGCCGCGCGCAGGTCACAGCCTGGGGCGATATCAGCTACCACGGGGAGCGGATCGCCAGTCTCGGGGTCGAGCTCGGGTGCGGCCAGCGCCTCTGCCACCTCAGGCATCGGCCGAGATATCGTGAGGGTCGTCCCGACATGGCCAGTGATGAACCCAAGTTGGACCCCAAACCTCAGCACCCCACCGCGAAACCAGCCATCGGGTTGGCCCGCCGCCTCCGGGATCGTCAGGGCATTGCCCGACGCGCCCGTCACGGTGCCGGTCTGCCAGTGGAACCCGATGTCGAGCCCGCAACCACGGCCGTAGAGCGCGTGACGGCAAAGGCGCTGGTACTTTGCTCGAACTCCGGCCCGACGCAGGGTGCTGAAGACGGATTCGCAGTTCAGCAGGATCCGCACGCCCTCGACCTCGGCGCCCACCACGCGACCCTTCCAATGCGCCACAGTCTCGCCCAGCACCTGCTCATGGCCGCGGAAGATGGTCAGCGTGACGGGCGTGTTGCCCAAGGGTGCAAGGAACCGGCGCGCAAAAAGGTGGGACAGCGGCCAGGTCAGTTCCAGCCGCCCGCGCTCGATCTCGCTGGTCTGCACGACATCGCCATGGGAAATGGTGGCGGCCTCCCAGCTGATCGTCTCGCCCTCGCTGGCGGCACTGCTCCAGTCCGCAGCCCTGCTGGTGAAGCGCCAGACCTGATCGCCCTCGACGAACTGGTAGAGGTAGTAAGGGCGGCCCTCGGCAGTCGAGGACTCGATGGTGGTGTAGGTCATTCCGGAACCTCTACGACCGGCAATGTCACTTCGCTGGCCACGGCCCCATGCCGGATCTCGATCCGATCCGCATCCGACCGCACCAGCGTCAGGAAATGCACCTTCGTCCAGCTGGCCACCGGCTCGCCAAGACTGGAAGACAGCGTCAGCCGATGATCCGCACCGTCAGGAACAGCCGCGGTGATCGTACGGAACCGGAACCCGCTTGGCATCTCGAGCAGGATCGCGCGCCCGATATAGCCCGCCAGGTCCGTGATGGGCGCCACGCGCATCAGCGTGGAACCGGAGGACATGGCCGCACGCAGCTGCAGCTCGCGCCCCCAGGTCGGCAACCAGAAGCTGGCTTGTCGGCCGCGCAGCAACCACAGCCAGCGGCGTAGTGCCCAACGTTCCGACGCGCCCTGCGCTTTCAGCGTGATTGCCTCGCCCCTCTCGAGCAGATCCCGCAACGGTTCCACCGCGACCGGCCCGAAGCCGTTGTCGACGTATTCGACGGCGCGGCGCAGGCTGGCGGTGATGGCCGAACGGGTCAGACTCGGGTCGGTCTGGACTGGATGGCCGAGATAGGTCGGCATGACCGGTGCTGACAGATCAGGAGCATCGCGCAGGAGGAAGGTAGCCGTGACCATGCCGTCATTCTGGCGGCGGCGGGCAATCTCGACGGGGGCAGTCAGTAGGCCCAAACGGACGGATGCAACGGCGATGCGCGTTGCAGCTACTGTTGCTGCGGGCAGTTGCGTTGCCAAGGGCTCCACGAGGATCAGCCGATCCGCCTCGACACTGGCGATCTGCGTGACGGATGCCTCACGCCCATCCACCGCGATGGCCACAGCGTCCCACACCCGGAAATCCGCCACACTAGTGTCGACTGCAATCTCTGTCGCTCCTTGCGCTACATCCGCCGTCGGCTGCAGGGCTAGGTGCCAGAGCGGCACCCCCCATTCGCCGACAAACCCCGCCCGCACCAGTTCTGCCACCCGCGCCATGCCCAGCGCATCGCAACGATGCTGGAAGGTGACGATCTCGCGGGGACGGGACCTTAACGCGATGCGCTGTTCGCCAGCCTGGGACTGCAGCACATCGGTGCGCCACTCCAACACTTCGGTGATCTCCTGCGCGGCCGGAAAGGGCCAGAGTTCAGGCATTGATGGCGCCCCGGTTGCGGCGGATGACGTTCAGGATCGCCCGTTCGCCCGAGGGCGTTGCGAGGTAGTCGCCAACGACGGAGGGGTCGAGCACGTTGATGATCCGCGTCGACATGGAGGATGCCGCATCTGCGCCGTCGCCGTTCATCTCGACGCCGAGCCTGCCGCCTTTTCCACGACGTAGGGGCAGGATGGCTTCCGGCCCTGCCTCGCCCATGAGCCCTACGCCCTTGGCGAAGGGAAACACCGTCGGCCGGTTCACCACGCCACCCCGCGCGAAGGCGGTCAGTTCTGCGCCCCCCGCGAAGACCCCACCCTTGGCAAAACCGAAGAGGCTGCCGAAGAACCCGCCACCGCCCGAGAAGGCGTTGATCAGCGCGTTCTCGATCGGCTTGAAGGCCAGATCGATCAGCCGGGTGGCGAGGTTCTGTGCGATCCGAGAAATCGCCCCGGCAAAACTCTCCCAGGTGAACTCGCCCGAGGTCAGGGCTTCCTTTATCGGGCCGGTGATGTCCTGCGCGAGGCCTTGGGCGATCTCGCGCGACTTCTCCTGCGCCTTGCGCACCGCCTCGGCAGTGGCGTCCCAGGCGTCCTTGGCCGCGGCGGCCCCCTCGCGGAGAGCGTTGCCTGCGCCGCGCCCGGAACTTCCCGCGGCTTCCGCAGCCTCGCCCGCCCCCTGCAGGGCGGTGCCGAGGCCTGTTGCCGCCGTTTGTGCATCCTCGAGTCCCGCCGCTGCCTCGGTGCCGGAGGCCGAGACGGTGTCCCGCAGGGCCGCGACAGCCTGCAGGGGCGCGGTGGCGGCCGTCGCCACTTCACCCATTATGTCGCGCAAACGTGCGGCCTCGGCCCGCGCTGCCTCGGCAGCCGCCGACAGGCCCAGATCGGGTGGCGCGATGGGGTCGCTGTTGAAGGCCGCCTCGAAGGCTGCGCGCGCCTCCGCTCCCGCATTGGCTGCAGCCCCCTCAAACGGGTTCTCGATCCCGCCAAGCTCGATGGTGCCGATCAGCGGCACGCGTTTCTCGATGCCCAGCACATCGAGACCGGCGTTGATGCCTTCGAGGAAACCGTCGATCCGCGCCGCCATGCCGTTCAGCATGGCCTCAACGCCGCCAATCAGCGCGTTGGCCGCGCCGTAGGCGAATTCGCCAATGGTGGCAGGCAGGGCCGACCAGAGCACCTTCACCGCCTCCATCGCCCCCTGGAAGGTGTTCAACGTCGCGTTCCCGAAGCCCACCACCGCCTCGAGTCCAGTCTGCAAGGCGGCGGTGATCCCCGCGCTGATCTCCGCCCAGCCCGCCATGATCGAGAGGCCCAGCGCCACCATGCCGAGCTTCATGCGGTCCCAGACCTCGCGAGCTACGTCGCCCAGAAGGCCCAGCGCGGCTCCGACGCTGCCCGTACCCTGAACCAGCCGACCGAACTGGAAAATCAGCTCGCCAGCGCCGATGATCAGTGCCCCGATGCCGGTGCGGATCAGCGCGACGCGCAGGACGACAAGCGCGGTCGCGAGACCCCGGACCGAAAGTGCCGCCGCGGCAAACCCCGCGACCCAGCGCCCGGCCATGATGGACGCGAAGGCCGCGGCATAGGAGGCCATACGGCCGAGGTTCTCGCCCAGCGCATCAAGCGCCGTCCGAAGCGCGCCGCCTTCGGACGCCAGCACCACGAAAGCCTCGGCAAGCCAGGTGACGGCAGGCGCCACGGCGACGGCGATTTGGTTGCGGATCCCGTCGAAGACCATGCCGAGACTGCCCAGCGCGATCTGGGTCTGGCGGAGCGAGGACAGCGCCTCACCGTCGAGGATCGCACCGACGGAACGGGCCTGATCGCCGAAGCGGGTCATCTCGGCCCCGCCATCGCGCAGGAGCGGCAGTAGGCGCGTGGCGTCTGAGGCCATGGCCTCGAGATAGAAGGTCATCTCCTGCTGGCTGAGCCCCGCCTTCTCGAGCGAGGTCACGTAGAGCTGCAGGGCTTCCGGCCCCGAGAGCCGCGCGAATTCTTCGGCCGTGACGCCCACACGCGGGGCGATCTGTTCGAAGAAGTCCTTCATCGGCCCGCCGCCGGTCTGCAGGAAGTCCCCGACCCGGTCGTTCACGTCCTTCAGGATATCGGCCAACTTCTCCTGCTCGACCCCGACCGTACGCGCGCCTGCCGCCCAGCGCTGGAAGCTCTCGGGCGTGGCATTGGCGACTTGCGCGAACTGCCGGATCTGGTCGGCGCTTTGGGCGGCGTTGCGCACGATGATGCCAAGCCCTGCCGTCGCGGCAGAGGCCGCCGCAGCCATGGCGATGCCCGCACGCCGCGCGAAGGCGGCAAGCCGGGTGTTAGCGGCCTCCATCTCCCGCGACAGACGGCCGAAGCCGCGCGTCCCTGCCTCGCCGATCCCTTCCAGCTCGGCGCGCACCTGGCGACCGCCGACAGCCGCGAGGCGGACAGAGACCCGTTTCTCAGCCATCGCGGCGACCTTCTCTCTCTTCGTTCAGCTTGCGAACCATCGCGGCTTCGATGACCGGCAGCAGTTCGACGACGGCGCGCGGGGAAATGCCCATGGCGGCGGCCATGGCCAGTGCGGCCGTCATGTCCCATCCAAGGACAGCGCCCGGAATGGCGCGGATCTGGCCACCCATGCGCTGCGCCAGATCCCAGACCTGCCAGCCCTCATGGCTCAGGGGCGCGTTCAGGATTAGCGGGCAGTCCGGGCAGCGCGCTTCACAGGCCTGGCAGTATCCTTCGCCCCCACCGAAGACCCAGTCAGCAAGGGCGCTGAGACGTTTTTTTCTGCTTCGAGCTCCAGACCCTTGGCGACATAGGCCGTCTGGAACTTCTCGAAGATCGGCCAGAGGTCGAGAAGCGCGTCGATGGCCTCGGGGCTGACGGGGATCGGGGTGCCATCCGCGTCGCCGACGCTCTCCCAATCGACGATGGCGCGGGCAGCGATGGCCTTGGCGAAAATGACCGCGATGCTGTCATCGGGCGTGCCGGGGGCGATGGCGCGGACGGCCGGGTCGGTGCGGGCCGCGACCATGATGGCCGTGGTCAGGGGTTCGACCTTCACGCGCACGCCCAGCGCAAGGTCGAGCCAGCAGGCTTCGCGGGCGAGGTTCAGGCGTAGCATGATCAATACTCCTCGATGTCGTTGACGAGCGCGGCGGTGCACATTCGGCCCAGCGTGGCATCCCGCGCGGCCTGCCAGTCGAAGGTGGCCTGGATGCCCTGCGGGCCCGGAATCTCGATCCGGGGACGCGGCAGATAGACGGCATGTGCCGTGAAGGTGAAGCTCTCACCGGAGGGCAGACTGTAGGCGAAGGTCAGCGCGCAAGGATCGCCCGCGATGGCCTGGTTCACCAGAACCTGATCGGCGAAGCGCACCTCGATCTTGCCGGTCAGCGCGGCGATGGAGGGGTCAGCCCCGTCGATCCGGCCATCCGAGCGGATGGTCTCCACCCGGTCGAGGTTGTTGGCATAGGTGATCTCTGCCGAGATGATATTGCCCAGTGGCTGGCCGTTCCTCGTGATCGCCCCGTTGAAATGCCCGAAGCGCTGGAGGTCGAGGTCCGCCAACGTGCCTGCGGCGGAGGTGCTGGCGATGGCCTCGCCCTGCGCCACGAGGCTGGCCGTCGCTGTCAGCAGTCCCGAACGCTGCATCTGCCAGCTGAGGCTGTCGAGGACGCAGCCCGAATACATGGCATAGCGCGGCACCTCCGGCATGCCGGTCTCGATG